ACAATAAGGTTTGCTCAAGCCAATCTTTGCCATATTTCCCTCATCCTTTCATCGTTCTTTTGATTTCCGTTTCAAATACTTTTTTGATTTCCGCCTCCGCCTTTGGCTTCGCCGTTTTCAATGCCTTTCGCACAAAGGGCGTTTTCTGAGAAAAGCTTGTACCGCTTTCCGCAATTCTGGCAATCAGCGCAAGGGGCATCCCCTTCGGGTGTTTCGGGGTTATCAGGTCACTGTAGCCTGTAAAGCCGACAAGCGTATCAATCCTGTCCCCCTCCGATTGGAAGGGCGCAACACCCAGCCCCTTTGCAAGTGCCGCCTTCTGTTCGTCCGTGATTCCCTTGAGATAATGCCCTGCACTGCGGTCATTGTCGGTTGGCAGTGCCTCCACAGCAGAGCGGATTTCGTCCGCCGTCACGCCCGCGCCCTCATAAAGCGCCTTTTTCGTAATGCCATCCGCGCTCTGCCGCAGCTTTTCCAGCTGTGCTATGTAGCCATCCAAGCCTGTGAAGGTAAGCTTTGCCATCAGAACACCTCCCATACCCATTCGTAATGCGTAAAGCCTGTTTTCTCCTCATACTGCACGCTGTTTAATTCCCATGCAATATAAGGGGAGGCATCAAAAGCCGCCTCCAGCTCCTCCCTCCATGGGTCAAACTCCTGCTTGGTAAAAAGGTCGGTTGTGCCGGTGACGGCTTTCTCCGTGTGGGTATCGTCCGCAGTCAAGTCGTTTGCGCCGTCCTCCTGCCAAACAAAATATCGGTCGGATTTCATGGTTCTTCCGTGCCGCACCGCATCCGTCACAGCAAGGTGTGCCGCTATGATGTGTTCCTGCCAGCTCATGCCATCACCTCAAATTCCTGTTCGATTTTCGCAAGTGCCAGATCCACGCAGGGCGGATAAATCTCCATGACCTTCTGCACCGTATCAATGCGGTATTGCTTTCCTTCCAGAAGTGCAACATCCTGCGGAGAAGCCGCCCCCGCAGCAGGTACCCGAATCACGCGCACAATCTCCACCTGCGCCTGCTTACTCTGATAAATGCGGTTAATGCCAAGTCTTTGTTCCGCAAAGCGCAGCTTTATCTTTTCTGTAAGCTTTTCCTGCGGCGCATAGCCTGCCTTTGCCGCATCGCAGACAGCGCAGATTGTCACAATCCCGTCATTGAACGCCTGCGTAATTTCATGCTTCGGTCTGTTTGGTGCTTTCCACATACTCTCTCACCATTCTTCCGTTCTGCATATTCAAAATCAATGCCATGTAGTTGTTTTCAAATACATCCAATGCTTCATCCCTTGCATAGCGTACATATTCCATCATCAATGTACGGGGAAGTCCGTCCGCATCATAATCCAGAACGCTACCACCCTTTTCGTTCAGATATGCCATTGCAGCGGCAATAAAGCCACGAATCTTGTTATCCGTGGTTTCATCGTCCCATGTAATATTCAGATAGTTTTCGACATCTGCCAGAAGCTCCGCAGAAATCCTCTGCCGCTGCATCAGGATTTTGTCACAGTGACGGTATAGGCTTTGGTGGTTGTGCCGTCAGCCGCCGTTACGGTAACCTTAACGGTATTTGCGCCTTCCTTCCACGTTGCCGCAGAGCCGTTATCTACCTCCGCATCATTTACCTGTACGCTGATTTCTGCGCCTGCATCAGAGGGTGCTGCCGTAATCGTGTTGGTTGCGTTTGTGGTTGCCGCTGTGTAGGTTACAGTTTCCTTCGCAAAGGCAGGGGACAGACTCAGACTGCCAATCTTCAAATCGGACAGTGTCGCATCATTGGAAACCTCCGCAGCAGCTACCTGCTCCACCTTATAGGTCAGCGGCTTGAGGTCTGCAATATCCAGATACAGGAAGGCGTTGTTATCCATAGGGAAACCGTTTGCATGCAGCTTCACCAGATAAACCCTGTTATCCTCCAAGAACTGATACTGGTCGGAATAATCAATCTTTCCCTCTTTGCTCATGCCTGCCGCCGCAAAGTATTTCTTGCCCAGACCCAGAACCGCCTCTCCGCGGCTCAGTGCCGCAGACTGGATAATTGTCATGGGGTAAGGCACAACATCATTGCGATAGGTGCCATCGGGAGCCATTACCGTCGTTGCAGGCATCACCCTCTGGAAATAATCCTGCGGATTGACAATCAGAAGGACATTCTCCACCGCTCTTGCCTTCCCATTGGGATCTGCCGCAATCAGAGAAATCAGATTGCCGACCGTTTTCACGGAAAGGTCATTTACCTTGATTTTCTCCTTTGCGGGATAAACGCCGCCTGTGACGGTAACGCCATCGCCTACCTGACGCATCATGCCAATAGGCTTTTCATGTCCATCCCCCTTGACAATACCTGCCTCCAGACCATTCGCCAGTGCTTCATACAGAATCTGTCTAACGTAATTGTCCAGCCATTCGGGGCCCAAGTCCAGCATCGCCTTGCAGACAGGCAGGAAGGCGGACAGCTTCAGCAGGGTTGCATTGACTTCCTTGAAGCCGGAAAGCAGCTTCTTCACAATCGTATCTGTCAGTGCGCCCCACTGTGCCTCCTGCCGTCCGTTGGTGTTCATCAGCATCTTGATTGCGCCGCCTGTGGACAGGAATCCGATATGGGACAGCAGAGGGTGCTCCTCTCTCAAATCATCGAATACGGAATCAATCACCGTTTCAGGCATTACAACATCCAGATTTGCCAATGCCTGCTTGGGGTCTGCGGCACGCATTGCCTCGCCCAGCTTCTGGTAATACTGCTTTTCCTGAGAGGTCAGCTGACGCACACCACGGGAGGTCAGTGCCCTGCTGTCATTCTCCTGTCTGAGCTGTTCGATTTTGTCCTCATAGTCCTGCTTGATGTCCTCGCCGATGCACGCCATCATGTCATTCATGGCGGCGGCAAAGCCCTCCTTGTCATCCTGCTGCAACGCTGTCTGCATTGCCTGTCTGATTTCTTCTCTTGTTTTTGCATCATTGTGTTTCATTTTCTATCGCTCCTTTATTTTTCTGCATCAAAAAAGCCGTTCAGCATCGCCATGATACTGTTCGGCTCTTCCTTCTGTTTTGGTTCTGACTTTGGATCACGCTCTCCTTCTCCGGTACACGGCTCTGTCAGCTGGCGCAGCTGTGCCACAAGGCTTTTCTGCATTTCAATCCTCTGCTGTACGTTCAGATTTGCCTTCTGCATCACGCCTGCAACCTTGGCAGGGTCTGCATCCTCCTCCGCAAATCTGTCCGCCAGACCGTATCTGATACAGTCCTCTGCGGTCAGCCATGTTTCGTCATCCATCATACGGGACAGCAGCTCTTCATCTACCTTCTCTCCTGCCTTCTGCAAATATGCCTGCTTTCCGGCATTGTTGATGATATCCAAATCATCCGCCGCCTTCCGCAGCTCTGCGGCATTGCCATAGGAGAACATCCACATGTTATGAATCATCATCAGTGCATTTCTTGGCATAATGATTTCATCCCCTGCCATGGCAATCACAGAGGCAATGGAGCAGGCAAAGCCGTCAATGTAAACGGTTTTCTTCGCAGGGTGCCGCTTCAGCTGGTTATAGATGGCAGTACCCTCAAATACAGAGCCGCCGTAGCTGTTGATATACAGCTTGATTTCCGCAATATCTGCGTATTTCGCCAGCTCCTCGCGGAAGGTATTCGCACTGGTTTCACTGCGAATCACCTCATCCGTCCACCAATCGTAGCCGTCGCTTTCCACATCGCCGTAAATATAGATTTCCAACACGCCGCTTTGCTGTGCCGCCTGTTTGATTTCCCACATGTTTTTCCTATCCTTCATGCTTATTCACCTCCTTTCCCATCAATGCGGTGCATCGCACCGTCCAGAGTTTCAAAGTTTTTGGTAACAAAATGCTGATTTGCCCAAGGCTCATTGATTTTCGGCATTCCTGCCGCATCCAGTACGTCATTCACACAGAACGCCGCAGAACCTATCAGCTTCTCGATATTTGCCGCATTGCCGAACAAATCGAAATGCAAAATTGCGGAGGTATCAATCTGCAAATAGGTGCCTTCCTTCCATTCCGAAAAGCCGTACCGTTTGCGGTTGATTTCCTCCGAAAGCTGATCGCAAAGAGGGTCAATGCAGGTGGTCAGCCACCTTGTCATAGCATCCTTGGAATCCGCCACATCGCCGAAAATCAGCACAGGCGGAATCAGAAACCCTCTTGCCGTAAAATCAAAAATATCATCCACCAAAGCGCGAATATCCCTTGTGGAACGCTGTGTATCCGGATTTCCGCCGACATCCTCGTATTTGTACCCATCAAATTCCGGCAAAACCCCGTTTTCGGATGTCAGAAACGGCTTTACCTGATTGCTCAGCATTTCGCCAAAGACTTCGTTCCAGCCCTTCTTGCCATCCTTGCCGTCACCGATATTCCCTGCGTTTGCAATCTGGCTGACATGTACCTTAAGGTGTCTGCCGCTGCCCCATTCGTAATTCTTCATTGCCGCCTGCACCAGTCTTATGTATGACTGATACAGCCCATCCAAAACAGGCTTAATATCCTTATGGTTGAGCCGCAGATGCAGCACTTCGCTTTCCGGAAATGTCTTTTGATAGCTAACCTCGCCGACAACCACACCCTGATATTCGTTTTCCTTCCATGGATGCTCTGCGGCCCTTGTAAAGCTGTCCGCCACCGCCAGATATTCCCGTCCGCCCGTTTTTCCACCGCTGATAATCAGCACTTCATTCTCCTTGTAGAGCTGATAAATCAGCTTATGCAAAAAGGCGGTGCTGTTCTGGTTGGGGTTCGGCTCCACGTTCCAGAGGTAATACTCCTCGCCCCTGTTTTCCTCATGCTTTCTGTAGGTCTTGAATGTGCATTTGCCGACTGCATTTGCAATCATCGCCACACAGGTATGAAATGCCAACTCACGAATACGGTATTCCTCCAACGCCTGCTGTAATTCCAGAGAGGAAATCTCTGCCGTGCCGCCAAGCCCCAGTTTAGATAAAATCCATCGTTTGATACTGATTCCCATTTTCTCACCCCCTTTAAAATACAAAAGCACCCATTGTCGGAATTTGTACAGGTGCGCCATCGCCAAGAACGGATTCTATTGTCATCGCCGCTACAAATGCCATAAAGGCATCATTCTTGCGGCTTTTTGCCTCGATTTTCGCATAGATAAAGTTGCCTGTATCTATGCCCGATTTTATCTTTGTGCCCGATTTTACCCGCTTTGTGTTGTTCACGCCCCACCGCAGATGGGGAACATTGCCCCAGTGCAGATATTGTCTGTTAAAGCACTCCTGAATCACAGGCTCAATCTGCATAATGTCGGACGGGCGCACCAGCTTGATATTTTTCTGCTCATCGCTGAAGCCAATCTTCCGCAGGCTTTCCGCAACCAGCGCATAGCGGTGATGGTCGAGCGCAAGCATTTTGACATTGTACCTCCGCATACTGTCCCAGATGTAATTCGCCAGTAAATCGGGATGAATCCCGACATCGTCCACAACCGTAACCTCTCCGCGCTCTGCCCATTCCTTCCAAGGTGCTTTCACACGGTGCAGTGTTTTCGACCGCGCACAAATCCATGCGTGATTGATGTCAAACCTGTCCGCGCCCCTGCGGAAATGCAAATCCACCGCCGCCCAGTCATCCAGCTCCGCATAGTCCACGCCTGCGACACAGCTCCACCCTGTCATATCAGGCAGGGGCTTATTTGTTGCCGCTACGTTTTCATATTCCGTAACTGCAATCTCCTTCGCGCCGGAACGGATGCCCATTCGCTTTGTCATGAAATCCCCGTTCTGCTCCGGATGCTCCAGCCACTCCCTGTATTCATCCTCCACCTCTGCATAGAGCTCCGGAAGATATGGCAGGGAGGGGTTTGCCATCTGCCAGTTTTCCGGATGATGCACCTGTGCCTTATCATTCAGACAGCAGATGAAGGGCAGAAAACCGTTGTCCTCCTCACCCTCAAAAAGAATCCTGCGCCCTCTCGCTAAATAATCATCCAGAGGGCCGTCGGAAATATCGCCGTTTGAGGTAAAATAGCCACGCCTTGGCTGTGCCACCTTGCCCTGCCCTGTGGTAAAAACCTTGATGTTGTCATAGTTTTCATACTGATGCACCTCGTTAAAGATAACCTTGCCGCTGCGCAAACCGTCTCGCCCTTTAGGGTTGTTGGTATGCCCCTTCATGACACCCTTGTTTTTCCGCCCCTGAATGACCTCCTTGGTGTGATAATAGTGTCTGCTCAGCTTCTTTTCCCATTTCGGGTTCTCCAGAACATCCACCAAGTCCAGCTGCGGTCGCTTCGCCTGATCTTCATTGTTGGCACAGACATCCACGTTGTAATATTTTACAGGGTTGTAGGGGCTGATGCTGCACGCACCGTCAAATGCAATAAAGCCGTCCTTCCCTGCGCCACGCCCCACCATGGCAAACACAATCTTCCATCTGGGGCGGTTGTTGGATTTCCAATAGGTGCAGTCCCAAAGGGCAATCAGAAACTCCTCCCACGGGAACAGCTTTTCAAAACTGAAATACTTCACCAATCCCAGATATTTTTCCAGCTGCTCTGTGTCCACATAGATTTCCTCTGTCTCGAAGCATTTTCGTACATGGGCGGCAAGTGCTTTCTGCTCCTCGCAGGCAATGCCGTTTTCGACAAGCTCAATATATTCCAAAATATGAGGATTTAACTCACAGCTCATCATCCTCACCGCCTGCCGCAGCCTTCGCCTTAACAGCCTGCTCTTTAAATCCGAGTGCCGCCCAAATGGAAAGCATCTGACTGGAAACCCTCGTTGCAATGGTCAGAGATTTGTTATCCGTGGTGCCTTTCTGGTTCTCGCCGTTCTGGTATTCAATGAATACACCACGCTCCGAAATATCATCATTCAGCATCTGTAACCAGCACCAAAGGCGCATATATTCGTCCACTTTATCCTTGTATGGCTCCGAAATTAAGCCCCTGCTTTCCAGATCATCCTCAAGCTCCTTTTTCAGCGCCTTATATTGTTTTGTTTTTTTATAATCCTTCTTTCCTGCCATCCTTTTTCACCTCTTTTTTTCCATCTACCACACCCTCATGCGCGTATTTTCAATTTTTCCGAATTGTCGCAAGTACAACCCGACCGAGCCAAAATGCCAAAAACCCGTTTTTTTCGAGGGGGGGGTATCATATTTTTCAAATCAATCCCACCTCTCCTCGGTGATTGGCTTCACAGTCTTTCCGTATCGGTATCGCACCGTCCGTTCCGGATGCAAGTCCTCATGGCACTGCCTGCATACACTGACAAGCTGCCGCTCCTCTCCATCCCAGATAGATAACGCAAGGTCGGGTCTGTCCTTCAAATGCTTGACATGATGCACAATGTCCGCCCTGCGATACCTGCCCTTCCGCTTGCATATCTGACATTCGTAGTTGTCCATCCGCAGAACCTCCGCCCGCAGCTGCTCCCAGTCCTTCCAGTGATAGAAGGAATCTACGTTGTCGGCGGAAATCTTCTCCTGTAATTTCAAAAGTTGCTCTCCCGTCATCCACATCATCCTTCCGCAAATAAAAAATCCCGATAAGCATTGTAGCTATCAGGATTTCTTTGGATTTATTTTCATATTTCTATTGACATTTACCCTTTTTCGTGTTATTATATAAACAGAAAGGAGGTAAGCAAATGAAAAAAGACAAAGACTTTACACTAAAAATTGTCGAACTTGTAATTCAAGCAGTTATCGCCCTAGCCGCTTTGATTACAGCCATCAAGTCTTAGCAAGTTTGGGGAGTAACCCTCCCCTCACTTCTTAGATAAAGTCAATGTCTCATGTTTATTATAACCAATCGAAAGGAGAATGACAATGAAAAATAAGATCTCTGTTTTCTCGCTCCTATTCTTTTTTA